TCTAATACAATATCTTCAATGATTTTGCTAAATCTTTTCGGTGTCATAGGTTCAGGATTCATCAATCCCACCTGTAGAAAATATGGTCATCTATTTGTCCTATTCTAGTTTTCTCTTTGTTCCAATCTGGATTTACATAGTCAGCATGATAGTGTGTAGCACCTTCGACCATACCAGCATATCTGTTAGTTAAAATTCTATTGACAAGTCTCAAAATTCTTTCATATGCTTCTGTGTCATGTATGATTTCTGGTTTACCATCACAGAACCAAGAGAACTGACATTTGTTTTTTCTAGGTACATCTTTACCTTTTTGTTCTTTCCACCATGTAGAATATATTGCTTGATATACGACTTCACAAATCGTATCAGGAAATCTACTATCACGAACACGATTGATAACCACAAGACCTACTGCTATTTGACCAGCAATAGATTGTGATTTCGCTTCATGATATATGTTGTTGGCGAGACACACTTTAGAATTAGTGTGTGGTAGTTCTACGTCATCAGCAAATGCGCTAGATGCAAGTAATAAAAATGGTATAATATATTTAATCATAATCATATTATAATAGATTACATTCTATTTGTCAATTAATAAAATGGTAAAAGTGTCACTTTTCTGTTGCAAGGTAAGTGACCAACCCCTCAGATTATGCCGCTAAGGCGTACTCTGAATGTGCAAAGTTATCGTTTGCATTTGTAGTGTTTGACCAATTACGCAGTCACCCGACAGTTCTACTCTTTCCTATCTACGTCAGTCGATCCTATTTCGCCCCCATCATAATAAGTCTCGCATGTGCTATTGAGTAGTTGTTTATGCAAATATACTCTACACATCTTTGTCTGAATAGTCTTAGTATTTCTTCGTCCATTATTACCTCAAAACTTATTATGGTGGAGGCGGAGGGTATCGCACCCTCGTCCTGCCCGTCATTCAGATTGTATCAACAAACTGTAATTTTATTTATACTATACTCAAGCAACTTTGTCAAGTACATATGGGTCAATATCTAAATATTTACCCCATTCAGTATAGTAATGTCTCATACCTACTTCATCATGTATCGTACTGTTCTCATGTCGACCATGTAGAATATTTCTATTCTCTGTACCTTCACGCATCGTTACACCTTGACCAGCAACACCAATCAAGTCTTCATGTAAGTTGCGACCAAAAGGACCCCAAATAGTATTATGTGCTTTGATACGACTTGCTCTTTCTTCTTCAGTATCTTTTCTTAGACCATAACCTCTGAACTCAATGAGAACTTTGTTAGGACCAAGAGGTGTTACTGTGTCTGAACGATACGCACTTCCTCTAAGATTAAAGTTAAACCCTGGAAAGAGGTCGACCATATACCACTGATTAGGCGGCAGGTTAGGGAAAGATAGTTCGCCTCTATCTTCAAATCCATCATACTCTTCATAGTTGACAGTAAAACTACTCACATTGACATGACCGTTTGCAAAAGGAATATTTTTTCTTGCAAAGTACTCATCATTAAATCCAGACACTCTGTTAAAGTAATGCATAAAGTCGTGATAGAATTCACTGTTGGTGTCGTGCCATAGTTTGTAGTTTGTATCAATCACTGCTTTATGATAGTGAAAGACTTCTAGTTCTTCTGTATCGATTGCGTCTGCGATACAATCAAATGCACCTGCAGTCCATTCTTCTACTGACTGTGTAGGGTTAGGGTCAAGAGTTACCCACACCATACCCCCATGCTTAACTTCACAGTGTATCTCATTACCTTCATAAGGACAAGACAAGCAACCAGAGACTTGCTGAATAGGATGGTCTCTAAATGCTCTTACACCATTATAGTCATTCACTGCAATTACATTCACACCTGCTATTTGCGTAGTGCGAAACTCGCCAGTCTCATACATCTCAGAGATATGACACATCGGCACCCATACTTTACTGAATATTAGTTCTTGTTCTTGTTTATATACTTCGTAGTTATTATATGCTCTACTACTGATTGCTTCTATTCGTGGTGCTGATGACCACTGTTTATGATTACGAGGTGGCATACTAGTCTCCTTTCTGCCGTATCAAATATTTATCTAAAATAGAGTTTGTAGAAAAGAACCTTGTGGTTTCACTTTTTCAAATACCATACTATTAACTTCTAGTCCAGTACCGATAGAGATGAAACATGTTACTCCATTTTGAGGTACAAATTCTAAAACTGTGACCGTACCTTTATTTGGATTACCAATTATTTCAACTGCAGTTTCTCTATCACTAACCCATCTCATAAACCCAACTTCTTGATGTGAGTTTTGAAAATTCTGTTTAACTACTTCATAAGGGTCTGTCGTACATGTTACTGGTTTACCCATTTCAATAACTGTAGGAGTTTCTGCTGGTGCTTCTTTTTCTACTTTAGGTTCTTCTTTGGGTAAGTCTTTTGGTTCTGCACTAGCAAAACCTGCCAGAAAAGATACTGACCAAAGTAACATTATTGTGTATATGATATTTTTCATTTTCTCGTCCTTTGCTCACTTTATGAGCATGTTAAAAGGCATTGTAATTCTGTACTCATCTTCATAATGAGCAGGCATATCATGTTCTAACCATCCAGGAAAGAAAACTACTTTACCTTTTTCTGCTTCCTCGGTATAAGGTTGCCAATTAAAAACTTGAGGTCTTGGGTCATAAAAATTAGTTTGACCAATATTATCAAAATAAGCGATAGCACATAACATGTTGTCTCCACCATGATTGTGCTTTGAGTGTACATTACCTTTTGGTACATAGTTAAAAAAACTATTGTCTATCTCTACACGCCGTTCTGCTATGATTGTTGCAACTCTTACAACATTATCACTAAGCAATTTGCATGAAGGTCCAATACTATCAACAGTTTCTAAACTAGTATTATATGTAGTAAAATACTGTCTGATTCCACTGCGGTTGCGACAATTTTTAGCAAACTCTACTAACTCTTCTTTGCAACTATCTGCAAGTGATGTTGGTAAGAAATATTTATATAAGTTTGAAGAAAAGAGTTGAATGTTATCAATATCCATGAGCATCTCGCCATGCATCTCTAACGCTTCTATATTCTTCTATATAATCATCTCTCTTAACTTTGAATAGTTGTGCTTCATCACCTTCAACTGCAATCAAGATACAAATCTGGTCAATAGGTTTTGCAGTTCTTTCTTCAAACATAACTGCGTATGCCGCACCTTGCATAAAGTAGTTACTAATATACTCTTCTTTTTTAGGTTTACTTGATGTCTTAAAATCAATAATAGACAAACGATTATCAAACTCAGCAACGCAATCTACACGACCTGCAGTTTGCAGAAACTTTGAGTACATAGTTTTTTCTTGAAAGTGTATATTGTCTATGCGATGTAAGAAAGGTTTGATACTTTGAAACATAGACTTCTCACCTGGACCTTCAATCTTAGGTTCTTTATTGTTGAGATAGTCTTCACATTGATAATGAAATCTAGTGCCTCTTGCTGATGCTTGGCGAGATATTTTGTTCGCCGCTTCATCACCTACACGTTGACGCCACTCCATAATACCTTTACGAGTATGCCAACCTAAGACTGTAGTTACTGATGGATACTTTTCACCATCTGGTGTAACGTACAGTCTTAGATTATCTTTTTGCTCAGTTTTTAATTCTGGCAGTCTAGTACTATAATCAAGTTCTTCAGTATGTGTATATTTCACTTCTTCATCCTCTAGTGTGAATATAACACACTATGATGTAATTGTCAAGAGTTCAATAGAGAATTTCTATCTGCCTCTCTTTGCATTTCACTATCAAAATCTGGTTGTGCAATTTCTATTGCATAATCAGTTGTATCATTATTACGATTAGTCCAACCTCTACCAAAAGTTTCGAATGTACTCAAACTTTCATAGTAGTCTTGACGATTTGATTGATACTTCTTAATAGTTTCTTCTAGACCATTTTCTTTCACATATGATTTCAGTGCTTTCAGAGTATTGGGTCCTATCCCACCGTCTGCAGTAGTACCAATCATCTTCTGCAAATATTTTGCGGCACGACCTGTACCTGCGTTCACTCCAAAGTCAAAGACGCACAAATCTAATCCACTAGGTAACTTATCCCCTTTGACCCTATCCCAATAGTTCTTTTTGTAGATTGGCATAACATCATCTTCTGTCAAGTCTTTCATATCTTGTTCAGATACTTCGTGACCAACCCACTCTTCATAAACTCTCTTAGTGACACCCATGTTCGTGATGCCACCAGGATCTTTAGGGTGATTTACATAACCACCTTCATGGATAAGAACTTTCGAAACACAGTTCTCCCAATTCTCTTTTGCCATCTTTATTCTCCTTTGAATATTGTCCAAGCACCGTATGCAATCGCACCATATGCTACGATATCAGCGATTGGTGCAAAAATTAAAAATGCTACGCCAGCGCCAATAAGCACTGCTCCATCCCAACTAGTTCTTTCACCAATTCTTGCGTTAATCCATTTTCTCATTTTATTTCTCCTTTCAGGCAACTTGTCGCATCTTCTTATCTACGCTTTCAAATATACCTTCATATTGTTTTTGGTTCTTGCTTATTATATATTCTTTCACAAGACCGCTTCTTACGATATCTTCTTCAGTGAAGTCTATTGTTTCAAAAGATTTCATATTTTTAATTATATCCATAAACTGAATAAGACCTCGTTGTTCTGCATTGTTCTTCAAGTCAGTTTGCATGAAATCCCCACAGAAAAAGATACGACTATTATCTCCCACTCTTGTAATGATTGTGTCTAACTCATGAAAGTTTAGATTTTGACATTCATCTACAATAATGAAAGCATCTCGTAATGTTACACCTCTTATGTATGAGGTTGGTACAAATTCTACAATGTCTTGGTACTTAGCGAGTTCGTATGGATTCTCTACATCTGGAAACATTTCATCAAACAGAGAGTAGTATGGTTCAGTATATACACTTGTTTTCTCTTCTTGTGAACCCGGTAAGAAACCTATGTCTCTTGTTGGTAACATTGACCTAACAATATAAACTTTCTGTTGGTCAACTTGTCTAGATAAAACTGCTCTCATTGCAAGATAAAGCATAATAAATGTTTTACCTGTTCCTGCACATCCATGCATCATCAAATGTTTATCTTCGTTAAACGCCTCAAATGTTCTGATTTGATTATCTGTAATCGGATTTATTTTCTTTAGTGATGATTTAGTTAAGCATTTTGCTCTTACCGCTAAGGACTTTTGTTTTGACATTAAAATCTCCTGTGCTATGTCTGCATGACTATAGTACCATCAATAACATCATCAGTCTTTTTTATGTGGGCATTCTCCTTTTTCTTTATAACCAAACACATCTAAATATTTTCGATATGCTCTTGCGCTACTCCAATGAGCATTATTAAAATAAAACATTTTTCTGTCTCTTTGACGCTCTTCTTCGGTAGACTTTCTAACTTCTAATGGTAACATACTTCTTTTTATTGGTATGTGACAAATTAATGGATCGCCAAAATTCATAGAAAATTGTATACCTTTTCGTTTAATAAAAAAGAACATGTTACTTTCATGCCAATAGTCAGTATTTAATACACCTGGCATGACTTGTATACAATCATTAAAATAGTATGTTGGGTCTGTATATAAAATAGACCATCCAGGAGGTGTAACTATTCTCCAAGGTGTTTCTAATTTAAGTAAACATTTGCACCACTCTTCAGGTAGATGTTCTACCATAGTTGAGTACTGTTCTTGAGGATGTACTTTGAAATTTGCACTGATTTCAGGTCTTTTTTGAAACTTTCTCCAGTCACCTATCTCTTCTGTAGTATAACCCATACCTATCAGATATTGATGTACCGCATCACTATCAGGGTCTAACATAGAAATTTTTGTGAAGTCGCTATTGTTTTCACCATCTCTTGCTCCTAAACACTGTGAACCATCTGTTGACGTATGAGCAAGAACTTGTTTACCATCTTGAGTTGTAGTAATTATAGCGTTTGACCAAAAAGGTAACATAAAACCCGTAGTCATAATATCTTGCATTCCAGGACAAGTTTTAATAGTTTCACCATGCAATCCAAAATCAGGATGAATACCTAAAGGTGCATTTCTTTGAAATTGATTATCTTGTAGTTTTTCTGTGCGTTGACTATTATTTTTGGGCATTCGTTTATACCATTCAGGTACCCAACGAGACATAGGTCTAGGTGCCGCCCATTTATCCATACCCTCAACATGACAAATGTATTGAATAGCATTCTTTGGTGGGGTATAACTTTTCTTTGCTAACCATTGAGCAAAGTCGTGAATGACTTCTCTCACTTTCTGTTCCTATGTTTGTTTAGAATTTCTTTTGTCTTGACTTCATTGATAGATTTCTTGCGGTAACTATCGAGGTTCGATCCAGGATTTTTCTCAGCGATTTTAGACATGACTTCTTTGAATCCATCAGACTGTTTATCTCTGATAGACACACCGCCCACAATGGCAGGCGCTGATACCAATTGGTCGAGGTGCGGATTCGTCTTCTT